TCCGCGTTTTGATTTCATTGCTCACGCGGTCGCGTGCCATACGAATCTTTTCCATCGGAGACTTGCCGGCCATTTCCTTGACACCAGCCGCATCCGAAGGCTTCGGAATATTCGGGTAGTTCGACGGCACGCCGGGGCCGAGTTCGGGATGGCCGGTGAGCACGGGATGCGCGGCCTTCCACTCTTCCACCTTTTGAGCCGCGTAATCGTCCTTTTCCTTCTGCGATGCGGTAGCCGCCTGCGTGCGTTCCAGTTCAGAAAGTTTGTACGTCTGCTCCACGTAGTCATGAACGCTCATGCGAGCCTTCGCGGCCTTGTCGGCGATCATGGAAGGATTCTCGGGAATCGGCTTGCCGGTGATCCGCTGATAGCGAGTCATCTCGTCCATCGCCTGAGCCGCGTTGGTGAAGCCGTTCATGATGGTCTGCTGAAGAGCGTCGATGGGATCTACTTTCGCAGGCTGCGGCAAAGCAGGAAGCGCTGGGATATTCAACCCCGTGAAGCCTTGCTTCTTGATTTCTTCGACAGCGGCGACGAGCGAAGCGTTTGCGGCGGTCAGCGCGGCGTTGTTGGCTCGCAACTGCGCCACGTTTGTCTCTGTCAGCCCGGCGGTTCGGATGTTCTCGTCAATCACGCGCTGGAGGGCTTGTGCATCTTCCATCTTCTTCTGGGCAGTTGCGAGTTTGGTTTGTGCATCGCCCTCGCTTGCCGAAAGGGTCGTGTTCCACTTCTTAACCACGGCTGCCTTCGCGGGATCGGGAGTGATACCAAGTTCAGCAAGAATTTCTTCGACTGTCGCCATGATCGTCTCCTATTGCTGGGGTGGAGCTTGTGCCTGTTGGGGCTGAGGCTGGGATTGTGCGCCCATCTGAATCGCCTCGACGATGCTCATCACTGCTTTATTGAGAGGCTCTTGAACTGACGTGTTCTGTGTTGCGATCTGGTGAAGCAACTGCGCGATCTTGCCGAGCGCGGTCTGGAGAGAATTTCCGTCGGACGCAGGACCGCCCGCACCGGGTTGAGGTGCGGACGCCTGCGGATTTGGGTTTGGGGACGTAGCCATTGTGGTTTCCAGTGACTACTTCTTGCCCTTCTTGGACTTGCCTTTCTTGCCCTTTTTCTTGCTCTTGTGCTTGTGCTCGTGGCTGACGCCCTTCAATTCCATACCGCGCTTGTGTTTTGTCATGATCGCTTCTCCTTTGGTTAAACTGCGCCAAAACAGAAACAGCCCCAAAGCTGTTTCGCTCTGAGGCCGCTTCCCGATCTCCAAAGGAGTGGGGCAGAATCTCGAAAGGTGAATCTAATCCACGAAACTACACCGTATCTTGTTCGGCGTCAACTATTTCTTTTTCATGATGTCCGAGAAAACTTCCCATGATGCAGTTTTGCGGCTGCACAATAAGCCGCGTGAGCATCTTCTGGGGTTCCAAAATAACCGAGAAATATTTTTCTTCCATCTCCCGTTATCTGCGCTTTCCACCGATTACCTTGTTTGTGAATTCCCTTGATGCCGCTTTTGTTATCTACGCGAACTGACCTGTTGCGGCTGTTTTCCTGAGAAGTTGCGACACGGATATTGCAACGTCGATTATCCAGTCCATTGCAGTTATGATGGTCTACTTGGATGGCATCGCCACACTGAAGTTCCATAATCACGCGGTGCATCTTTACAGTTATTCTTTTCCCGTCAAGACGTGTCTCTTTCCTCATTGCATAAAAAGTTTTGAAGTGTTTCTGTGCGCACCATTTCCACTGGGACAGCCATTCATAATCCTCAGCATCGACGAGCGCGACTTTACCCTGCGTAAGCGGGATTTCGCGATATTCTTGTGTCTGTGGGGTTGTCACTGAACGCTCCTGTACAGCGTGAGGTGTGTGGCCGGTTGCACGGTCCACAGCCCCATTATACTACTTCGGGATTTTTCCATCCATTCCCTAAACAAAATACAGAATCGGTCAAATCATCGAGTTCTGAGCCGAGGCGAACCTTCCCCCGTTGCTCCGTAATCACCTGAGTTACTCCACCCTGATTCACATTGACATTCACCTTGCCTGTCACCTTGCCATTGTGAATCTGCTGCTGTATATAAGCAATCGCTTCTGGTATCCGATCCTTGTTGCGAAGAGCGATCATCTCTTGGTAGGAAACAATCTTTTCCCGTTTCACCACCTCGATGCCCAATTCCTTCTCGATCTGCGTGCGGGTGTCCACTATTGCCTCCTAGCTGGTCTTGTTGACGACTCGTACTTGTCCAGACTGCGAGCCTTTTTGTGACGGAGTGTGCGGCTTCTTGCCTGTAGACTTTCTCCCGCCGCCCGCGCCTTGCCCTTGCCCCTCTGGCTCTGGAGGTTGTAAACCAAGCGCCTGGGTCTTACGAGCCAGCGTCGCTTGGACTTCTAGCTTCCACTCGGCATCTGCCAGTTGTTCCTCTTTCCACTTTTCATGGCGCACGGAGTAGTCGGGCACGCCGATCTTCTCCATCGTGGTTTCGAGGTCCACCGGAACTTTTTGCTGCAAGAGGTACATTTGCGCCATGCGCTCTTCAATATGCGTCACGTTCAAAAGCTGGGCAGGGGTGTTAATCACCCTGAGTCTCTCTGCGTACCACTTCGCCCGATCCCGCCGAGAATGAGCACTCATGCTCTCCGTATCCTCGCCGGGAAGGTGCGACGGCACCAACGAATTTGGATCGTTGTCGTAGGTTTCGACGCCGACGCCTTCGGGGCCGATCATGTCGATAATCTTATCCACGGTGAAGTATTGCGGGATGTTGTACTTCAGCATGTCCGCGTCTTTCGAGTTCGCGATCCACTGGTTGACTGCGATACCTTTCGCCACCGGCCCGAGATTGCTCACCATCTTATCGAAAGCATTGTCCGACATATTGCCTTTGATTTCTCGCTGCGTGGCAATGTCGGTCAGGCCCAAAGCTGCCTTGATGGCGGCACCGTCCATCTCCGCAATCTTGAGGTCGATTTCTTCGTTCACCATGCTGTCAGGCAGAAGCGATTTCGTCCACTTCCCCGGATCACCTTTGCCGCCGATACGAACGCCTTGCGCGTGCAGCAAATCTAGTTTGTCCATCTGTGTGCGCGAGACGCCTGTGGACACATCGGAGCCGAGAGGCGGGTCTTTACGGACCGCCTGCACCGCGTTAATTTCTGACAGCCGATCCCGGCGGGCGACTTCAATCCCCCGTACTCCGCTCACGATGGAATACCCCATCGGCGACCAGACCCAATCGTTCACATCATGCTGCGTGACGGGAATCTTCGCGTGCCAGTCGAAAGCGGTGTCGTCGTAGAGGGGAACTGGACAGGACGGGGAAGTGATGACAAGCCTCAACTGCGGGTACATCCGGCAATCCTGCATCTGCGCCTTACGCGAACGAGGCAGTCCGTTGTTCGGGTCGGTGGTCACAATCAAATCGCCCAGAGTCGGAACTTTGTAGCCCCAGGTCGCGCCATCGACGCCCATCTGCTGCGTGTATCCAGTGTCATTGATTCTCAGATCGTGGACGAAGTGGTATCTTACTTCGCAATATTTCTCGATCCAATCTGAGTTGCTCGACCCACCAAAACGCCAGCGATCGTAAAACTCATACCGCCGCAACATATTCGGCGTGACGTTGACGCCTGACCGTGCGTACGTTGAAATCGGCGTGAGCCACTGCTGGAACTGTGGGAACCGAGCATGAGCTTCAGCAAGCCCCATCGGGAACACAATCGTGCCAGCATAAGCATCGTCAAGATCCCCGTTGTGGGGAAGCTGGTCGGGTAAAAACTCTCGCGGCCCGAGCGCTTCAAACTTGATCTTCGCCACGCCACCAGTGTGCCATGGACGAGAAAACTTCTGCCACTTGTACCCGCGTCCAAGCATGGCCCACTGCAAAGCCTTGCGCGTATTCGGAACGTAGAGCGAGTCCCAGAATACAAACTTGTAAATGTCGTTGTAGAGCGAGACGGTTTTCTTCGACTGCTCTGCCTTCGATCCCATCGTCGCGATCTGCCGCAGGTCAGTAATTGTTTCGATGAACGAACGAATGTCCGGCTGGAGAAGATTCGAAGCCATGTCCCGGTCTTGACCGGTGCCCATGAGGAGTTGAATATCGTTCGTCAGGTTGGCGATGCCGGGCTGGTTTTGCACCCAATTATCACCTTGCGCGGTCAGGTCAGCGAACCATCCTGCAACTTGATAACCCGGCGCTTCGCGGGCCGGTGCCTGCCAAGACAGGGTGCGTTCTGGCTCTTGGCGGATCACTGGCTCAGGTTACCTTTCATGCCGTCCTTCACGATACGCGCGTCATCTCCGCCCTGCTCGTAACGCTCTGCTGCCAACTGCGGTATTGCACGCAACCGCTGGCTCAGGATGCGTTCGTAGAGTGCGTCTTGAGCATCCAGCATCCGTAGGTTCACATCGCGGTTGAATGGGTCCAGATGTACATTGCGTGCGATCACAGCGTCGCGCACTGCCTTGCGGAAACCGCGCTCACGTTCGAGTTTCGAGACAGCCGCCCGTTCTTCATCTTCAATGTGCTGCTGACGGTACTGATCCATGAAGCGGTCGAGGTCTGATGCGTGGAGGCACGGAATAGTCTCGTAGCGAGTGCCGCCAGGAACGGCGAGCGGAGGAGCACCCTCTATCCCGAAACTGAGAATCCGATGAGTGCCCAATTCGCGGTAAACGACTGTTTTCTCTCGTCCAGTTAATTGCACATTAGGCATGAGCGAACTCCCCGTGCATTTGAATTGAGGCAGCAACATATGCCACGTGTGCTTCTTCTGCCGTCAGGAAGTATCCGAGGCATTTACGAGTAGACCCAATCTTTATTTCCGCTTTCCACCTGCGAATACGAGTCCCGGACGAGAAATGCACCCCCTTAAATCCGCACTTATTATTGCTCTGGATGCGCTTGTTGCAGCACTGCCCCGTGCGGTCGGCAAAGCGTAGATTCTGCTTGCGATTGTCCAGAGTCATTGCAGAATTACGGTGGTCTACTTCTCGCGGTTCACCGTAACCCACACCCATCACTTCGCGGTGCATCCCCTGAATGACCAGTTTACCCGTGCTCCGATCACCGCGATATGCGTAATACCCGTTCCTCTTTTTCATGGCGTACCAGTGCCATCGGGAAAGTCTCTCGTAATCGTCGGCATCCACAGTGGCAACCATGCCTCTTGTGAGGCCGATCAGACGAACCGAGGGATCGGAGGGTTGGACAAGAAGGCGACGAGGCTTTGGTTTCCCAAGAACTGTGCGCTCTTTGCCGGTCAGTTGAACATTGGACATACATCAACACTCTACACCAGAATTTCCCGCGTGCACCATTCATCTTCAAGAGCCTCCTTGACTTTCTTGGTCAGAGGCCAGCGAGATTGTATACGGGCCGAGGAGTTTTCTAACTCGTGGAATGTTGTCCACCCCATCGCCGAGGAAAAAATATTGTCGTCATGCTGGCCCTGTTCGTGTATCATCTCGCTCTTGCCCTGCTCCCCGGTGTACTTCCGAACGAAATGCGCGAGCTGACGGATTACGATAGGATCGTTGAGCACCATCCATCCCGTGTTTACAGCGTCCACCCAGCGGTCGAGCAGATACGGTCTGGTGTAAGCGCGAGTGAACCACCCTTCCTGATGGCCGCTGTCCTGGAGTACGTTGCCCTTCTTGTCGATGCGGATCATGATGTGATGGTCGAGGAAGCCCATGATCTTTAACTGGCTCTGGCACTCATCTCCCGGCTTGCGGGTCTGCTCGATGATGAACTTGGCAACAAGCGGGTTCGCGGAAGTGACGATGCCTTTCCCGTCCGTGCCGTAGAGTACAGCCACGGCAGCGGCGATGCGAGCCATCTGCGGAGAATTGACGCGAAGCGATGTGAATGACGCTACTTCCACATCCGGCTCCCTGCCGTGGCCGTTTTTGTGGATCTTGAGACTTGCCCTGTCCTCGTTTGGCTTGTTCAAGCCACCGGCGGTATCAATGCAAACCGCGTAATCAGCTCCCGGCTTGGGCTCCTCGAAGATCAGCAATTTGTCGAAACACGCTTCGTCGGCAGAGTCGTCGAAGGATCGCAATGGCATCAACCGCCAGAGATACTGGTTATCATCGAGGCCCGTCCATTCGAGCACAATATCCGGTTCGTTCTGGTTGAGGTCTACCGAATCCGGCTCATAGGGTTTGTTCTCGTTGCCCATCAGGATCGTGCGACCTGTGATGGCATATGCTGCGTATTGCTGCTCTCGCGCTTCCGTAACCAGCTTGATGGTTTCCTGCGTGAAAACCGGGTCGTCTTTCGACTGGAAAGCGTCCTCCGGCGTGACCGCGTTAGCAGCTAGAAATTCTCTCTCCGCGTGTTTTGCAATTGCCTCTTCATATCCAAACTGCCAGAACCATTGAAACTCCTTCGGCATCTCCCAATGTTGGCCGAGAACTTTCCAGAGATAATCCGTGGACCGCACGAAAAGTTCACCGCGGCGCCGCATCTTGCGCGTGGTATCGGTGACATATTGATTCCATGGTTCTGGAACCGGATGCTGGCGTAACCATTCTTCCGGCGGGTAAAGGTCAGTCGCGCAGGCCGGCGGAATGAAGAACGCTGTGAATCTGCCTTTCTTCGCTGCGTAGAGTTCCCAGCTTTCCTTCTGCCACGTTGTCGCCATCGATCCCGTTCCTTCAAGAACCATGAAAAGCGAACTGAGTTGATGGCAGGCGGGAAACAGACCTTCGTCCAGTGTGTGTTTGGGATTGGTGTAATCGCCCAATTCGGAAATATGCAGGCAGTTATGTACGGAGCAGTGCTCCGTAAGGAATGAGTGGTCGTCGTGATCTACTTCCACGTCCCAATATTCTTTGTTCCATCCCACATCGACTGACTTGATTTGGAGTTCGATACTAGAGCCATCAGCGGCGTACCTCCAATGCCTTGCGCGACCATCTTTGGCGACCATCCGAAACTGGGGGTGACCGCACATATCCCTGTACCGCGCTCCAGTTGGCCCACTCAGTATGAGTCTCCAGTTTGGTTTTTTCGCCATTCCGTCTTGAACGTGAGCGTCTTCAAAATACGTCGAGCTCCAACCAATTCCCAAGGAAGCAATCAAATCGCGCATCGGAAAGATTATTGCCGCACAAATGGACGCCCCCACAATATTGTTGTTCGTCCTCTCCAGATGACCATCGCCATCTAGCCATCCCCTTAATATACCTTCGCAAAACTCCCGTCCCGCGCTCCATACCCAATCGGGCACCTGCTTGTCAGTCGTACGTCCAAAATGCTTGCGGAGCCACCTTGCCACCCATGAGCACGACAGAGAAATCATTGTCCCGTTAGGGCTATGTTTCTTCTGCGATATGGTCCACCGTTTCGATATCACCTTGCGGAGCGAAACAAGTCTGGCATCGACTTCCCGGTCGTGAACAGTGAACACTGTCTCATTGGCGTTGGCTTTTGCTTTTACGTGACCCTCTGCAAGATAGAAACCAGCAAGATAACCCCAATCGTAATTGAGGGGAACTTCCATGAGTTCTGGCTTGACGCCTTGGTAATCGCGGTGCTCCTCTGTCATTTTGGTAAGCACCCTTCTGATCTTCCGAACTGGATGTGTCACACACTCACCCACCCGA